ATTAATGCAAAAACTTATTACAAATGGCTTAAATTATGGCGTGGCATAATTTGGAACAATGAAGGTGTTGCAGACCACCAAAAAGATAAAAGATTAAATTACAGACAAGAAACTAAATTATTAAAATAATGAAAATAATAGAATTATTTCCAAAAAAAATGATTGAATTAGAAGATGACGAATGTTTAAATTGTTATGCATATGTTGATGAAACTGAGGTTTTTTGTAGTGATGAATGTAGAGAAGAGTGGCATTTTATAAATCAAATTGATGAATCTGAATAAATAATAAATAATAAATAAATAATTAAAAATGGCAAATAAACTAAGTGAAAAAGAATTAAAATCTTTACAAGAAAACGTTTCAAAACTAAATCAAATACACATTGAACTTGGTAGGCTTGAAAATCAAAAACATAAAATATTACATCAAGTAAATGAAATAGAATCTTTATTTGATCAATTACAAAAAGAATTAGAGGAAAAGTATGGGAAAGTGAATATCAACATTGAAACTGGTGAATTTGAAGAAATAAAAGAAAATGAGTGATCAAGATGACAAATTGATTGCTGAGGATTGGTGGCTTAAGCCTTCTTTGTTACCTACAAGCGTTTGGAGTTACGACAAAGGAACAAATGGAGGTTACATTGCTGATTACAAAAGTGTTGGTCAAGATATTAGATTAATAGGCACAAAAAAGCAAATAAAAGAATGGCACAAAAAAACTGGTGTTGAAATAAAAGATATTTGGTCAACTGAGCTAACTGAACAGCACAAAGAGCTATATGAAAGAAACTGCAAAAAAATTGTTGTAATAAGATTAATATAAATGAAAACAATACTAAAAATAATAATAACGTTGTTAATTACTCCAATAATGATTTTAGGAGTTTTAGCGGCAATAACAATAGCAACACATGAAACACTTTGGAACAGTAAAAAAGGGGAAATTAACATTGAATAATAAACAGCTGTTCAATGAACAGTTACAACAATATGAAGGCAAAGATGTTGTAATAAAAATAGTTGAAAGAAATAATAATAGAACTAAAGATCAAAACAGTTTGTTTTGGAAATGGGTTGATATTATTAGCAAAGAAACTGGATATACTAAAGAAGAAACAAAGGAGCTTATTTCTTATAAGTTTTTGCGTAGGGAAAGACAAAATGAGGAAGGCTTTACAGAAATATATTTAAAAGGTACATCAACACTAACAAAAAAAGAATTTAATGATTTAATGAATAACATTAGTTATTGGAGTTCAACAACATTAGATTTAACATTGCCCACTTATGATTAATATAACTAACGAAGATAACATGGAGTTAATGTCAATATATGAGGACAATTATTTTGACTTAGCTATTGTTGATCCTCCTTATGGTAATGGTGACTGGGTTTCAAAATATAGAAACGACAACAAAATTAAAACTTATAAATCTGGAAATAAAAAAGGAACAAAACACAAAAGAACTACAACAAAATGGAAAAAAATAAATTGGAATAATAATATACCAAACAAAAAATATTTTAATGAACTAAATAGAGTGAGCAAAGAACAAATAGTATGGGGAGCAAATTATTATAATTGTTTTTCTATAAATGGTGGAGCAATAATATGGAATAAAAAAGTAAATGAAAAATCAAATATGTCAGTTTGTGAAATAGCAAGTTATTCAAAACATAAAAAAGTATCATATTATGAAGGAATATGGCAAAATGTAAACAGAACAGAAAATATTATACATCCATGTCAAAAACCAGTAAAACTTTATGAATGGATTTTAATGAACTATGCAAAGGAAGGAGATAAAATACTTGATACTCATTTAGGAAGTGGCTCAATAGCTATTGCTTGTCATAACTTGGGTTTTGATTTAACTGCTTGTGAGCTTGATAAAGATTATTATAATGCTGCAATGAAACGAATAAAAGAACATCAATCTCAACTTAGAATAATATGAATGAAACTGATTTACAAACTCATGTTGTTAACTATATAAGGATGCAATATCCAAAGGCTAGGTATTGTGCTAGTTTAGGTGGATTACATACATCAGTTTCTCAAAGAATTAAAGGTCGCAAAACTGGATATGTCGTTGGATTCCCAGACCTTCAAATTTGTGAGCCAAATAAATGGTATCATGGCTTATTTATTGAGATTAAAACAGAAACTGGAAGAGCTACTAAATCACAAAAGGAATGGATAAAAGCATTAAATGAAAGAGGCTATAAGGCTGTAATATGTAAAGGCTTTGAAGAGTGTAAAAATGAAATAGATAAATATTTAAAGTGAGCAAAAAACAAGATAAAATAAAAAGGCAATTAAATAAAATATATCATGAGATATTATTAGAACGTAATAGTTGTTCTGGTTGCGGTAAGCATGGCAACGCTGTGCCATTAAGTTTTTCTCACATAATACCAAGATCAAGAAGAGGTGATTTAGTAACTGATAGAAAGAATATAACATTGCATTGTTTATCAATGGGCGAAAGAACTGGTTGCCATACATTATGGGAGTCAGCAAAAGATAGGCATAAACTTTTAGATTATTTTAGTAACTTAGCATATATTAAAGAAGTTGATCTAGAATATTATTATATAATAACAGAACTAAATGTCTAAAGAATATGAAATAACTTATTGCACCGCTGAATGTTTAGAGCAAACAATAAATATATTAAAAGAAATAAGTAAAGAGTATGAATGGGAAAATGAACAAGAATATATAAAAACAATCTATATGCTTTCAACATTAGGCTATGTTATTAGTAATGATGAATATAAAGATGAAATGGTTTTGTTTTTTAAAATACTTGGAAAGAAGTTGAAAGAAAGCGAATTAATAATTAAAGAAGCTAAATATTATGCCAACGTTACCTAAAGCTAGAAAAAGGAGCTGGATCAAAACAATGCCTAAACATACTAGGCAACATGACAACTCAGCATTCTATCATTCTAAAGCATGGCGAATGACTAGAAAGTTTTATATAAAAGACAATCCATTATGTGAGATGTGTAAGCGTAAAGGAGAAACTACTGCGGCTCAAATGGTGGACCATATCAAACCAATATCAACTGGAGGTATGCTATTAGATACATCTAACTTGCAAAGCCTTTGCACAAAATGTCACAATAAGAAAAGTTCTCGAGAGGGTATAGAGTATAGAAAAGGAATAAAAGATTATGAGCGAAAAAAGTAAATACTGGTATGATTATGATAGGAACAAACCTATTGACAAAACTCCTTATTACTATAAAGGAATGGTCTATGGTTACAAAGCCTTTGACATCATTGAGGATTACAAATTAAATTATAATTGTGCAACTGCATTGAGTTATATTTTAAGAAGTGATAGAAAACATGAATCACCACAAGAATGTATAGAGAAAGCAATAGAACATTTAAAGAATGAGGTTAATATAATAAAAAAAAATAATGGTAGGGGGTATAAAAATCTTAAATAGCAACGACAGCGTAACCGCAGCTCAGCTTTTTTGTTCTCGTTGTCAAAATTAAATGTTTAGGTATCTATATCAATATCATATCAGTTTAAGTTCAAACTAAAATCAAAAAACTATGTTTATATTTCATTGTAAAAAATGCAAAACAGAAAAAAAATTAGAGAAAGCAATTTTGGAAATTGTTGAATCAAAAGTTGTTACAAAAAATAGTGAGTGTGAAAAATGCGGTGATTACATGATTGAAGTTGAAAAGGAATTTGGCATTCCTTATTTGATTAGAACTGAGCCAACATTAAAAAAATAATAATGGCTAGAGGTAGAAAAAAAACACCAACTGTATTAAAAGAAATGATGGGAACAGCTAGAGCTGATAGATTAGTTGATAATGAAATGACCGCAGATTTAGTTTTGCAACTACCAGAAGCTCCAGAATTTTTATCAGAAATAGGAACAAAAGAATGGTATAAAATAACATCACAATTATTTAATTTAAAGATGTTGCATGAAGTTGATTTGAGTTTGATATTAGCTTATTGCAATGAGATGGCAACTTACATAGAATGTGAAATGAAACTAAAAGAAATTGGAAGGGTTGACACTTTTAAAAATACTAATGGTGATATTGTTAGAACTCAAGCTAAGCCCTATGTAAAAATGAAAAATGATGCTTTGAATAATGCATTAAAACTTGCAGCAAATTTTGGAATAACTCCAAGTGCTAGAGCAAACATATCAGCTCCAGTTACAACTAACAACACACAAATAAATAATTACTTTGAGTAAATATTACTTTGATAAAAAAGCCGCAAAAAAAGCCATTGGTTTTATAGAAACTTTTGTGACACATACAAAAGGTGAACTAACTGGTAAGCCATTAAAATTAGAGAAATGGCAAAGTAAAATTGTTGGTGATATATTCGGCTGGAAAAATAAAGAAACAAATTTAAGAAAATATAGAACTGTATTTATTGAAGTGCCTAGAAAGAATGGCAAGTCAACATTGTGTGCGGCAATAGGATTATATATGTTGTTTGCAGACGAAGAAAGAGGTAGTGAAGTTTATAGTGCCGCTGGTGATAGAAGTCAAGCTGGTATTGTTTTTGAAATAGCTAAAGGAATGATAATGCAAAATCTAGAGTTATCACAAAGAAGCAAAGTATATAGGAACTCAATTCTTAATGAATCAAAAGGAAATTTTTATCAAGCTATAAGTTCTGATTCTAAAACAAAACATGGCTTTAATGCTAACTGCATAATCTTTGATGAATTGCATACTCAGCCTAATAGAGATTTATGGGACACACTAACAACATCAACTGGTTCAAGACGTCAGCCTTTAACTATTGCAATAACAACAGCTGGTTATGATAAGCAATCAATATGTTTTGAAATATATACCTATGCAAAAAAAGTTTTAGAAGGAACTATAAAAGATGAAAGTTTTTATGCTGTTATTTATGAAAGTGAAAATGATGACGATATTACTTTAGAATCAACATGGAAAAAAGCAAATCCAAATTATGGTATTAGTTTAAAAAAAGAATATATGCAAAGAGAAAGCCAAAGAGCTATTGATGTTCCTTCATATCAAAACACCTTTAGGCGTTTGATGCTTAATCAATGGACTGATTCTCATAGTGCATGGCTTACATCTGGCGAATGGAATGCATGTCATCAAGAATTTGATTATAGTATTTTAGAAGGAAAAGAATGTTGGGGTGGGCTTGACTTAGCATCAACAAGAGATTTAACAGCGTTTGTTTTATTATTTAATGTAGATGGCAAGTTTGTTTTCATTCCATATATATTTATTCCAGAAGAAAATGCAAAGAAAAGAAGTGAAAGAGATGGAGTTGATTATGTTGCATGGTTAAGAGATGGCCATGTTTATGGAACAGCTGGTGATGTTGCTGATTATAATTTTATTAGAGCTAAGATAAATGAGCTATCAAAAAAATATAGAATACAATCTATTTGCTACGATAGGTGGAACGCTAGTCAGTTAGTAATTGATTTGCAAAATGATGGTGCTAACATGGACCCATTTGGACAAGGATTTGTTTCAATGTCAATGCCAACTAAAACATTAGAAGCTGAGATATTATCTAAAAATATTATTCACAATAATAATCCATGCATGAATTGGTGTATAAGTAATGTAACTTTGCAAGAAGACCCCGCATCTAATATCAAGCCATCAAAATCTAAGAGTGTAGATAGAATTGATCCAGTAGTTGCATTGATTATGGCTTTAGGTTGTCATCTAACAACTGAGAGTAGTGATAGCGTTTATGATGAAAGAGATATTTTAGTTTTATAAATATGTTAAAAAAAAATATAAAAACTATTTTTTTAAAACTGAATTGTATTGTATTATTGTGAAAATAATTATTTCACATTGACTTTACTAGAAAGAATAACAAACGTATTCATTCCACCAAAAACTCAAAAAAGAGATTTATCTCTTAACACAATATTTCCAGATGCTAATGTTTTTGATACTGACAAAGCCTTAACACTTACTGCGGTTTGGTGTGCAATTAGATTACTTGCAGAATCAGTTTCATCACTACCTATTTCTGTTTATACTAAACAAGCTAATGGAGATAAATTAGAAGATACTAAAAGCCCAATTTACAATCTTGTAAAATTTAAGCCTAACTATTATCAAAATAAAATAACTTTCTTTGAGTTTATAATGCTCAGTATTTGTACTGAGGGAAATAGTTATGTTCAAATAGTAAGGAATAATTCTGGAACTCCAGTTCAATTAATATGTTTAGATCCAAGTAATGTTACAGTTGTTGTAAATAATAATGAAGTTTTTTACCAAATAGATGGCGGTGTTTTAGATTCATCTGACATATTACATTTTAAAACAATAACTGACGATGGTGTAACTGGATTAAGCCCTATTGATCAATGTGCTAAAGCATTAAACTGGGGTGTAAGTTTAGAAGAGTTTGGCTCAACATTCTTTTCTAATGGAGCAAAGCCAAGTTCTATATTACAAACTGATAGAGCTTTGAGTGATACAGCATTACAAAGATTAAAAACTAGCTTTAACAATAACTATGGAAAACTAAAAAATAGTAATTCAACTATTGTATTAGAGGAAGGATTAACATTTAAGCCTATCTCAATAAGCCCAGAACAAGCCCAGTTCTTATCTAGTAGGCAATTTAGTATAGAAGAGGTGGCTCGTATTTTCAATGTCCCTCCGCATATGCTCAAAGATTTAAGCAAATCAAGTTTTAATAATATTGAAATGCAATCTCAAGAATTTGTAACATATACTTTGATGCCTTACATTACAAGAATAGAACAAGAAATGAATCTAAAATTATTTAGAACAAATGAGCTAGGCAAAACATTTGTTGAGTTTAATGTAAATGGATTGTTAAGAGGTGATATAAAATCAAGAACTGAGGCATATAAAACAGCAATCACAAATGGTTATATGTCAATAAATGAAGTTAGACAAAAAGAAAATATGAACTCTATTGAAGGAGGTGATAAACATTTTATGCAAATGAACATGACAACAATAGATAAAATTGGTGAGGATGCCTAGCATACAATGTGACAATGGCAAATGGAAATGGGGTGAAAATGGCTCATGCATTTATGATTCTAAAAAAGAATCTGATGACGCAAATAGTGATTATAGAGCATTGAGTGATATTGACTTTACACCAACAGAAGGCATGATTGAAGAGGCTAAGAAAGGAAAAGAATGGCGTGAAGAATTTGGAAGAGGTGGAACTGATGTTGGATTAAAAACAGCCAACATGATAATAAATAATGAGCTTACTCCAGATAGAGTTACAAGAATGTATAGCTATTTGAAGAGGCATGAAGTTGACAAAGAAGGTGAAGGGTTTTATCCAGATCAAGATGGTTTTCCGAGTGCTGGACGCATAGCATGGGCTTTATGGGGTGGTGATGCGGCTGTAAAATGGAGTGAAAGAAAAAGAAATGAAATAATTGCAGAGGAGGAAAAAGATGAAAGAAATTTAAAAAATTATAATCAAATGGAAAAAAGAATATTTAATGTAGAAACAAGAGTTGACACTAATGAAGAGGGAAAAGATGTTGTTGTTGGATATGCTAGTGTTTACGATTCAAGATCAAACAATCTTGGAGGCTTTTATGAATATATAGAAAGAGGAGCTTTTACTGATGAATTAATTCAAAAATCAGACGTCAGAGCTTTGATAAATCATGACGCTTCAAAAATAATGGCTAGAAGTAAAAATGGTTTAGGAACTTTAAATTTAAAAGCTGATGAAAAAGGGTTAAGATATCAATTTGAAATTGATCCAGAGCTTTCTTATGCAAAGGATTTAGCTATCTCTTTAAAGCGAGGGGATATAAGCCAAAGTTCTTTTGCCTTTACTATTGCTCCAAATGGCGATGAATGGTCAACTGATGCTGATGGTAACAATATTAGAACAATCAAAAAATTTGACCAAATATTTGATATTTCAAGCGTCACATTTCCAGCATATAGTCAAGCGGAAAGTGATTTAATAGTAGCTCAGAGAGGCTTAGAGGCTTATAAACAAAGTTTAGTTGAGGAAACTAAAGAAGAAATAATAGAAGAAAAGGAAAACAATTTAGTGAGAAATTCTCTTATCTCATTAAATATTGAATTAAAAAAGAGAAAATAAATAAAAAAAAATTATAAAATGAAAACATCAATTATTTTAAAGGAGGAAAGATCAGACATTATTTCTCAGTTGGAAAACATTAAAGATGTTGCTACAACTGAGGAAAGAGATTTAACCTCTGACGAAAACAGTCAAGTTGATGGATTATTAGCGGAAGTTGATAATCTTGATGCAAAGATTGAAAGAGCTGAAAAAATGGAAACTATCAAGCGTAATGCTGCGGTTGTTTCTGGAGTTACAAGTACAAAAGTAGAAAAAGAAGTGAGAGATTACTCTTTTCAAGATGCTTTAGCACAAGCTGCAAATGGTAGAATTGAGGGACTTGTAAAAGAAATGGATCAAGAAGCTAGAAATGAATCTAGATATACTGGTCAATCTTACAAAGGAATTGCTATTCCTTCAAGCGTTTTAACAAGAGCTGCGGTTGCAACTTCGGCTGGAAATGAAACTGAATTTATGTCATGGACTGACCAATTAGAAAGCAATCTTGTATTAGCAAGTGCGGGAGCAAATTTTTACTCTGGTGTAAACAACATGAAGTTTGGAGTATTTTCATCAATCAATTCTGGATTCGTTGCTGAAACTGGTGGATCAGCTCCAGCTGCAAATGGAACTGCAACATCTTTAACTTTAAGTCCAAAGAAACTTATTTCTATTGTAAATGTATCGGCTGAGGCTATAACACAAAATACTTCTTTAGAAGCTGCATTAAGAAGAAACATGGCTCAATCAGTTGCATCTACTTTAGAAAATGCTTTATTAACTGGTGGAACAGACATTTCAAATGGACCAGCATCTATCTTTACAGATGCAAACGCTGGATCAACAGCTGCATTTACTGGAGCAACTGCAATAGGATTAGAAGCTGATGTATTAGAGGCTGGTGTTCAATTAGAAGGATCAAGAATGGCTTACTTAATGAATCCAACTGCATACAAAGCTATTAAGCAAGATGCGATGGTTTCTGGTGTTTCTCCAACTTATGACATGAGAGATAAAACTGTAAACTCTTATTTCTCATTTATGAGTGCTAATGTTGGAAATGGTGGAACTGCATGGGCTACTAAGGACTTTGTATTATTTGGAGATTTCTCTAAAGTTCACATTGCACAGTTCGGAGGTCTAGATGTAATTTATGACATCTACACTAATGCTGGAACTGGTGAGCCTAGATATGTATTAACATCTTTAGTTGATGGTGATGCTGTTCAAAATGATACTGCATTCTCTAACTTAATAGAGGCTTAGTATTAATACTTAATTCAAGAAAAGGGGTGGTGGAACTGACCATCACTCCTTTTTTTATAAACTATTAAAAATGAAAACATATCAAGTAATTACACCAGCGTCAACTTATCCAATAAGTTTAACTGAGGCTAAGAGTCATTTAAAGGTTGATACAACTGCGGATGACACTTATATTGAATCTATTATAAAAGCTGCAACACAATTAAGTGAAGAGTACACAAATAGATTTTTTATTGATACTGTAATTGAACAATATGCTAGTAGTTTTGAAGAGTTGGAAACTTTATTTAAAAGCAAAGTAAGTTCGGTTGCTCATGTTAAATATTATGATAGTGATAATAGTTTACAAACATTAAGTGCTAGTGTTTATGATGCTCAATTAAATTATGAGCCTTCACAAATACAATTAGTTGATGGTCAAAGTTTCCCAGATATTACAAAAAGAAATGATGCTGTTTTAGTTAGATATACAGTAGGCTATGGAAGTGCTGCAAGTGATGTTCCAGAAATAATTAAACAAGCTATCCTATTAACTATCGGCAATTTCTATCAAAACAGAAATAGTGTGGTTATAGGTAGAATTGCAACTGAGTTGCCTCAAAATGTTAAATGGTTATTAGATACCTATAAAGTTCAAATAATAGGATGACAATAGGAGAACTAGATAGAAGAGTTGAAATTTACAATGTTAGTACATCAAGAAATGATTATGGTGAACTAACAAGAAGTTATAGTTTATTTAGAAGAGTTTGGGCTGCAATAGAATGGAAAGGCGGAACTGAAAAAATGGATGAATCAAGTAAAATAACTGGAATGACTAGATTGCACATATATATTAGAAATTTAGATATGAGCAATTTAACTTTACAATCAAAGATAGTTTATGATAGTAAAGATTATTTTCCTAAAGTTATAAATGAAATAGATGGTAGAACAGCTTTTTTAGAAATCATTTGTGAAAATAAAGATTAATGGGTTTTTCATTTGGACATAGACATAGAAGTAGAGCGGCTGGATTAGCTGGAACAACTGGCACAATGAATCGTGTTGGTGTTAATGTTATTGGCATGAAAGAACTTGATAATTTTATGGCACAATTTCCAAGACAATTAAACAATCCAAAAAACTTAACAAGAATATTTAGAGAAAACTCAAAGCCTTTACAAGATAAAATAAAACAAAAAATTTCTGGAATGCCTTTTAAAAAAGGTAGTGTTGGATCAACAACATTAGAAAAATCGGTTGGTTTTATAACAACAAAAGCTACCAGACGAATTGGAGGGGGTTATGTTGGTTTGAGAGCAAAAGGTGCATTTAGTATTAAAAGCGGAAAAAGTGGTTTTTATGGAGCATGGATTGAAGTTGGAAGAGATGCACAAAGCCCAACTTATAAATGGGGACCAGCAAAACCATTTATAAAACCAGCTTATGAAGAAACAAAAAGAGGATTGATGGCAAACATATTAATAGATGCTAGAAAAGTAATGTTGAAAGAAAGTAAAAAATTAGCTAAATTTGGGACATTAGGGTATTCATAAAATGCAAATAGGAAAAGCAATATATAATATTTTAGTAAATGATAGTGATGTAAGTGCTTTGGTTTCTACAAGGATATTTCCTAACGTAGCACCTCAAACAACAACATTTCCTTTTATCATTTATGATATTACTGGAGTTGAGCCTAATGACACAAAAGATGGTGCAAGTACACTTGACACAAATGATGTTATGATTTCATGTTATAGCGAAACATATTCTCAAGCATCTGATTTAGCTCAAAAAATTAGGATTGCAATGGATAGAATTAATGAAGGAGTTTATGGTGATGAAACAATTCAATCAAGTCAATTTCAAAGTTACAATGATATTTTTGATGACACTAGTGGTGATGCTGGTATTTACAGAAAGGCTTTAGATTTTGAGATTAGACAAATAAATCCAACAAATTAAAAAAATAAATATGAAAATAAAATTAGAAAAAAATTGGAGGGCTTTTGGACAAGTAAATGAAGCTGGGACAATTATGGAAATTAAAGATAAAAAAACTATTGCTTATTTAAAAGACAATGGTTATATTAAAGATAAAAAAAATAAAAAAGAAAAAAAGGCAAAAGAAAAAGTTGCCGAAGAAAATAATTAATTAATATAAAAAATAAAAAGAAATGGCTATTTTAAATGGAACTGAAATAAAAGTGTATAGCTCTGGAACAAATAATCTTGTTGCCTTTGCTCAAAACTGCACATTGAATGTTAATCATTCACCTAGAGAAATTACAAACAAAGAAAGCAATGGCTACAAAGAAATTTTAGAAGGATTGAGAGATTTTTCTATTGATATTGATGGAGCTTATGCTTGGACTGATGCAAGTGGAACAGCTTTAACAAATGGAGCTGATGACTTAGTTAATAGTAATATATTAACAAGAGCCTCAGTTGATTTTATTTTTGGTGATACTGGAGCAACTAGTGACGTAAGTTATTCTGGAAGTGGTTACATTACATCTGTAAGTTTAACTGGTGGAACTGAGGACACTGCAACATATTCACTAACTATTGAAGGAACTAAAGCTTTAACTCAAACTGTAACATAATAATAAAGGTGATTAGCTTAGGCACTGATTTTTGTTTAGTGCCTTTGCTATGATCCTTCTAAACTAAACAAAAAAATGAATTATACTTTTATAGAAATAGATAAGAAAAAATATCCTATTAAATTTGGATTTAATGCTTTAAGAAAATATTCATCAAAGACAAATACAACATTACAAGATTTAGATAAACTTGGTGTTAACATGACTTTAGATAATGCATTGAACTTAATTTATTGTGGAATAGAGGATGGCTATAGAGCTGCAAAACAAGAATGTGAATTAACTATTGATGACTTAGCTGATTTAATTGATAGTGATTATGATTCTATTGCAAAAGCTATGGAAATCCTAGCGGAACAAATGGGAGGTGATACTGAAAAAAAGCAAAAAGCCAAGAAGTAAATAAAACACTTTCTTGGCGTAAACTTGAAAAGATTGCTTTTGGTCAATTAGGAATGGGGGTTGATGAATTTTATGACTACCTACCTAAACATTTTTGGAATAAGTTAGATGGCTTTTATGAGCTTGAAAACATTAGAGAAAGAGGAAGGTGGGAAAGAACAAGATGGCAAACAACTTTATTGCTGAATATACAAATAGCAAAAGGTAAAAAGTTAAAGCCAACTGATTTGATTGAATTTGAATGGGACAAGAAACAAAAAGAGATTGATTATAAGAAGTTGAAAGAGAAAGCTGAATATATTAAAAAATTATCTGAACATAAAAGTAAATAAAAAATGGCATTAGGATTAGTAGGTAAATTAACAGTAATGTTTGGAGCTGATTTTAAAGGCTTTGACAAAGCTGTTAAAAATGCTACAACAAAATTAGATAAATTTAGTAGGGGTGCTAATAGGTTAGGAAATCAATTAAGCACTAATCTAACCTTGCCTATACTAGCAGTTGGTGCTGGTGCTATTAAATTAGCATCTGATTTTGAGGAATCATTAAACAAAGTAAACGTTAGTTTTGGGGAATCTTCTAAAGAAGTACAAGCGTTTGCAAAAACTACATTAAATAATTTTGGTATTGCAGAAGGTTCAGCGTTAGAGATGGCTGCTCTATTTGGCGATATGGGAACATCAATTGGCTTAACAGACAAACAAGCTGCTGGAATGAGTACTACCCTTGTTGGTTTAGTTGGTGATTTAGCTTCATTTAAAAACATTAGGCACGATATAGCACAAACAGCTTTAGCAAGTGTTTTTAATGGCGAAACTGAATCCTTAAAAAAACTTGGTGTTATAATGACCCAAGCCAACCTACAACAATTTGCTTTAGAAAATGGTATAACTAAAACAATAAAACAAATGACTGAAGCTGAAAAAGTGCAGCTTAGGTTTAATTTTGTTTTAGCTAGAACAAAAAATGCTCAAGGAGATTACTTAAACACAATTAATGGTGTTGCTAATAGTACAAGAAATTTACAAGAAAGTGTTAAAGAACTTGGTGAACAATTTGGAAAAGAATTATTGCCTTTAGCTAGTGATGTTATAAAAACATTAAAAGGAGTTGTTGATAGAATGCGTAGCATGAGTGATGAAAACAAAAAATTAGCTATTAACATTGCTTTAGTTACCGCAGCTCTTGGACCATTAATCAAAGCATTAGCATCATTATCAACTTTAATTAAAAACTTAATAATTTTTATACCAAGATTATATGCTGTTCTTATGGGACCAGTAGGTCTTATAGCTGGTTTTGTTGCTTTGTTTATTAAAATGGATGAAGGTTATGGTATAATAAGCAATCTAAAAAAAGGTTTTAATCAATTAAAAACAGCAATATTTGGTGTTAATGAAGAGGCTAAAAAGCTAGATACATC